AGTTTTTTTACTTTTACCATGTTTTTTCTTGTATTGTTTTTTACTGTTTCTCATTATATATAATATATAATATATAATATATAATATATAATTATATAATTTTGTTGTAATCGCTTATCATTTGATTTAATTTTAATTTATTTTTTTCTATAGTTTTCTTTAAATCTTGCTTACTGTTTAAATTTGTTAAATTAACGTAATTTAATTCAAGTATTTTGGTATAATTAATAAGTTTTTTAATTTTATTTTTAATTATATTTTTTATTTCATACGGTTCGTTTATGTGTGTATCGTTTAAATAACTTGGAAAATTTAAATAACACAAAATGCCTAAAATTTCATAAATATTTTCCAATTCTGACATTAAATTAAATATAAATAAAAATATTTTATAGTTAAAATTTTATTAAATATATTTGTCTAAAATTTTGCCATTTTTATCGAAAATCCATATCTCATATAATAAACCCATTTTTTTCGCATACTCCTGTTTTTCAGTTACATTATTTTTACTCTGATTAGTCCAGTTAGACTTAACTTCAATACATTTATTTTGTGATGTAATATAAAAATCGACATAATGTCTTCTATTTTTACCGTTTTTATCGAGATACCATATTTCAGGAACATCTGTTCTATTTGTTATTATGTCGTTTTCGTCAATATTTTCAACTAACAATAAATAGTCAAGCATAAAATTTTCATATCCTTGTAACAATATTATTTTACCCGATGGTAATTTATATTGTTTTTTATTATATGCGTGTTTAATCATATTTTCAGATACTTCTGCATTTTGTGAATGGTGTGGAACACCATATTTTTCTAAATTTGTTTGAATAACCTTATTTTTAAACTCATTGGTTTGGGAAAAGTGTTTTGAACCATATTTTTTTAGATTTGTTTCATAACATTTGTTTTTTATTTCTTGGTTTTGTTGTGGATTTTCTGCGCCATATTTAATTAAATTTGTTGCTTTAATTTGATCTCTAATTTCTTGACACTTTAAATGGGAATCAAAACCGTAATTATTTATGTAAGTATTTCGTTTTTTATTTTTAATTTCTTCTGATTGAGAATTATGTAATACACCATACTTACTCATTATTGTTTTACTTAATTTATCTTTAATTTCTTCATTTTTCATTGGATTATCAACACCATATTTTTTAATGTTTGTTTCGATTATTTTTGCTTTACCGTTTTCTTTGCTACAATTTTTACAATATCCGTTAATTTTTAACAATTCCCTAAAAGGTTTTATAAAAATATTTTTACAATATTTAGTTTTACACATTCCTTCAATTTGACTATCTCTGCTAATAAATTTATCAGTATAATCATCAATTAATATAATTTTATTTTCATCACAAAAATTTATTAGCATATTTACATCGTATTTTACCTTTGATTTTTTTATTTTATTGCTAGCAATTTTATTCATACATATTTGACAATAAGCACCCGTTTTTACTAGCTGTCTAAAATTTTTAGAAAACTAAATTGAACATTCAATACAATTAAATTTGATATAACTTTCTCTAGTTATATTGTTGTTGTTAAGATTATTGTTAAGATTATTGTTAAAATCATCGTTAAGTGTAATATTGTTTTCATTACAATACAATAAAAGTGATTCACTATTATATTTCATTTTAATTATTGTTTTTATTTATCTAAAATATTTTAATAAAATTTTTTCAATTTTTTATTAAAATAAAAATATGTCGTTAGCATTTATGGTTTAAAAACCCCCAGGAAACTTAACAAGATTTGCTCCAATACCAAATCCAGCTCCCGAGCGTGCAGAAGCTCCCATTGAAGGAACATATGTGTCTAAGATGCTAAAAGTAGCTGCGGCAGTTAAAGCGATTAAAATAATTTCCTCAATATTTAAGGAACGTTTAGGAATAGCATAGGCGGCAATAGCGACCATTAAACCTTCAACAAGGTATTTAATTATTCTTTTAACTAGTTCATTAATATTAACTAATTCCATTTATATTAATTAAAAAGAAAAAAATATATATTGTGCGATAAAATACTTAAAATTAAATAATTTAACTAAATAATATGAATAACTCTCATAAAGACAAAAGTCATAAGTCAAGCTTTACAAAAAAACAAATTAACGGAAAAAATAATCCTAAATATGTTGATTTATTGGAAGAAGATAAACCAATCGCAGGACAAAAATTTGTATGTGTTTCGTTTGTATCTCCAGAAAAAATTTTAAAGCAAAAAGAGCAATATTTTTTCGAACAATTTTTAAAGAAATGGGAATTCAATAAATCTATGGAAAAATTTGTTCAATTTCTAAATTTCATTTCATATAAATACAATATTTCTTTTGATGATATTTCAAATGATTTTAAGGAATTTGTAAAGGAAGAACAAGAAACAATTACTAAATATAGCATCGAAGATGATTATAAGACATTTTTAGATAATAATGAAGCCGAACTTGAAAAGAAATTTAGCATTGAACATAGTTTTCAAACATGCACCAGAGGCATTAAAATTCGTGGCTCATATCCATCTATGGAAGAAGCAGAACTCAGATGTAAACTTTTGAGAGAAACCGACCCTAATCATGATATTATGGTTGGTCCTGTTGGCCTATGGATGCCTTGGGACCCTGAGGCTTATAAGACTGGACGTGTTGAATATATGGAAGAAGAGCTAAATCAGTTAATGAGTGAGAAACAAAAGAATGAAACGAGCGCAAAAGCTAATTTTGAAGAACGCATTAAGGAAACAAGAAAGAAAGCAATGGAAGAAAATGTTAAGAAGGCTGAAAAATCAGGAAATACATTATCTCAAACTATTGATGAAAATGGAAATTTAATTGGCATTAATAATGTAAACAGTCACGAATTCGCATTAAGAGAACAAGAAAACGTTTCATCAGCAGATATTTGTAAGGAATTATTTGAAAATGAAAATGTTGTGATTGGCGATACTGATCATGGTCAAAGTAAGCTAGTTAGCGGACCATTCGCAAATAAGAAGATTTAAAAATAAAATTTATAAAAATAAAATTTATAAAAATAAAATTTTATATTAAAAATAATATTTTAATATAAATACATTTTAAGGTTTTTAAAAATAATGACCAAAACCGTTTGTGTTCTTATAACAGATATTAAATATTTTGAAAAAGCGAAAGTAACGATTCGTGACTTGAGAAGTGTCGGTAAATGGCAAGGCGACTTAGTATTAATTACTATTGATTGTCAAATTAATGAACACTATAAAAATGAAGAAAATATTATTAATATTCAATTTCCGCAAATAGATAAAACACAATTAATAAAAGAAATTGGACCAAATGGATTTGAAAACAGCGATAAGAGAGAAATATACAAATTAAATCAGTGGGAAAAATTTCATGTTTTTGATAATTATTTTTTAAGTTGGGATAGAGTAATTTATTTTGACGCAGGTCTAAGAATTTTAGATGATATCAATTGTATTTTAGAATTAGATTATAAAAATAAATTATTGGCTCCTATTGACGGAAAACAATTGACCATAAGACCAACTGATATTTTTAAATATCAAATAGATCATAATGACACAAATAAATTAAATAAACTTATTAATGATTTCGGAATTGAAATATTTGAAAAAAACCATATGTTAAATTGTATGTGGATTTATGATACAAATATATTAAAAATATGCAATAAACAACAACTTATTGATGCAATGAATAAATATACTTTATGTAGAACAAATGAAATGGGAATAATGAATTTATTATTTCATTTCAAATATGGATTATGGGAAAAATTTCCTGCTTACACATCTAACGGAAAGTTTCTGTTTGAATGGTGTGAGTTAAACAATGATTTTCCGACAACATGGAAAAATTATTGTTTTTTAAAATATCCGATTTCAATATCATTAAATCAAAGACCAAATTGATTTAACATTGTGTTCCGCTAGAGTTGTAATAAGATAATTGCTCTGGAATATAAACATTAATAATATTATTTAATCCAAAAATACGGTAACAAAATACACAATCCTCTCTACTGTAATACTCATTTTCTTCAGGATACCTTACTTTTTCTAAAATGTGTTGTTTAACGCTTGATTGAGAATGATGTATTTTATCTTTTATTGAGTAATTAAAATATAAATGTCTAATACATCCACTTCCGCATCTTGTTAGTTGATTTATTTTGTAGTTAAAAGAGTTGTAGTTTGTAAATTCATGCTTATCTGAATAATTATGCAAAATAATATCACAGTTTGTTTCCTTAAAAATCCTTAAAAGTATTTCAATTCTCTGCGGATGCATTATGTCATCTGCATCCATAAATGTAACATAGTCCATGTCATTTAATTTACTAATTGCGATGTTTCTATTTTGAGCGGCGTTTTTATAATTTTCATTTAATAAAACTTCTACATAAAAGCTATATTTTTTAATTTCAAATGGTTCTTTTGTTGATGAACAACTTACAACAACTTTATTAGGTTTAACAGTTTGATTTTCAATTGAATCTAATAAATCATTTAATCTGCTTATATGACCATAATAACAAGGAACTGCTACACCAATGCTCATTATAATTTAAATAACTTAATTTATTTAAATTATAATAGTATTAATTTTATAAAATAAAAATTATATACAAAATTATATTTTGTTACCATTTATTTGTTTTTTAACATTAATTTTTGGTCCTGCTACAAGTTTTTAAATACACAAAAAATAAATTTTATTATTTTATGTATCACTAAAATAATAATCATTAATTATTGTTTTGTTTTTTACATTTCTACTCATTTTTGCCTTTGATATTCCTTCAAAATTTGCCGCTTTTTCTATGGTTTCCCAACTAGCTAATAATTGATTACTATTTATTTCTCTTTTGAAAACTTTTTTACCGGTTGATGAAGTAATTTTGGGTTTTAACGATTTTTCTTTAAGTGATAATCCATAATATCCTTCATTTGAACCTTCTTCGCACCAAACAGTTGCTTTTAATGCATAATTAGAATCGTTTAGATAGTCTTTTATTTCTTTCATATCAGTTTCACAAATTTCTTTACTAACAGATTGTTTCCATTTTTGGTATTCTTTCAAGAGTGTTGAATTTAATATTTTACCGCAATCTGAAAACTCACATACTTGAAATAAAAATGTTTCTACATCAGAATTTTCCTTTATTTTTTTATATTCTATTTGCTTTAATTTAATACCAATATAGCCATGGTTTCTACCTATACGTTTTGGCTTAAATCTTGTATCTAAATAATTTTTAAGTGCGTGAAACATTTCTTTTGTTGGTTTTACTTTATTCCATATGCGAAAGCGTCCTTCTATATTTACAGACAATTCATCTACATCCGGTCTAATAATACACGATTCATTTATAAACTGAATAAATTTTTTATTGATGTCATCTTCCGGTAAAAGAACATTTTGGTAAATTGATTGATTATCTATATTTACTGAGTCAATAATTTTCTGTTGTAATTCTATTTTTTCCTTTAAATTTATAATTTCTATTGATTTTTCAGTGCAAGTTATTTCAAGTTGATTTATTTTTTCAATGAGTTTATTATTTTCAGTTTCTAAATCTTCGTTACGTTTAGTAAGTTTATTGAAGTTTTCTAAACTGTAAATTTTTGATTGTATAATTTCTTTTATAATTTTTGTCAATTTTTCAACAGAAAAATTTTCGTTATAAGAAATAATCTCCGTTTTATTTTTGTTATTAATTTTAATTATTCTTAATTGCGGTTTAATTTTTGGATGTGATTTAATTAAGTTCTCAATTTCAACTTTATTTTGAACTTTAAAAGCATTTTTGAGAGTAAAGTTATCATAATGTTTATGGTGATAAGATATTCTATTTGATAAATCATTTGTATGTCCAAATTTTATTAATTTTTCACAATTTTCATTCGTATTATCAATGGTTCCAAAATAAATACATTCTGTATTAACTGGAAACTGACTAATTAATGCTTTTTCCACTTCTTTTTGTTTTTCATTAATAATCTTATCTTTATTTTGTAATTGTAATTTTAAATCATTACATTCTTCATCAATAGTTTCTTGTAGCAATTCTTCTAATTTTATATAATATTCATGAATATTGTCTGCTTTTTTTGTTTGAGCTTTTAAAGAAAATAACTTAAAACACTTAATAGTTAAAAATATTTTTTTTATATTGTGTCCACCTCTTCCTTTTTTTTGCTCCTCATTTTGGAGAAGCAAAGATTTGTAATCTTTATCAACCGTAAAAAATTTTTCTAATAATCTCTCAGCGTTATATTTTTGGTTAAAATCAAGCCATTTCCATACATTATCTAAGTCAATAACAAAATCTTTTATTGGGTCATAATTTAAATAACAATAAAAACTTGATAAAAATAATTTTTGCTCAAAATCCGAAAAATTTTCTTTAATTTTTGTTAATAATTTAATATTATAATCATTTGATAGTTTTGTTATTGGGTTTTCCTCAATAAGTTTAACGATATCTAATTCTTCTATTCAACTTTACATTAATATTAATTTTGTCTTTAAATTATTATTAATAATTGTTTTTATTTTTAAAAGCAAAATCAAAATAATAAGTATTTTGTTACCATTTATTTGTTTTTTTAACGTTAATTTTTGGTCCTGCTCCACGTTTTTTAATGGAATTCGGGTCATATTTTTCTTCATCGTCGTCATCACCAACACCCTTAGATAATTCCCAGAATTCCTTAGCACCTAACCTAAAATCACCATGATTATCTGCTTTATACCAAAATACTTGGTCATGTAATTTGTTAGACTTTGAATTATTATTTATTACTAGACATTCATAATTTTCCGTACACTGGTCCATAACCTGACAAAAGGCTTCAAAAGTAGGAAACATTCCAGCATAATTTTCATAAATGCGTTTTCTATTTGCTATATAATTTTCTCTCAAAATAAACACATAATCTATATTGGTTCTTAGTGTTGGCGGAATACCTAGAGGATATTGCATTGTTATCACTAACATGACCTTCCAGTGTCTTCCGTTCATAAACAGTAAACGCATCATCTTATCGCGAGCCCATGTATTATCATATAAGCAATCGTCTAAAATAACGAAAGATCTAGGGTCAATAGTGCTACGTTTGAATTGTTCTATTTCCTTTTTAATTTGCTTTAAAACAGTACGTTGACGCTTTAAAATATTTTCAATAATAGCTGTATTATATTCGTTATGAACAAATAATTTTGGCACCATTTTACCGTAAAAACCGTTACCTTCTTCCGTGCCAGATATAACTGTACCAATTGGAATATCTTGCTGATAATAAAGTAAGTCTCTAACCAAAAATGATTTACCTGTGTCACGCTTACCGATTAATACAACGACAGGTCCCTTATTTTCATTTGGTTTAAACTGAATGCTTTTCATATCAAATTTTTTTAACTCAAGAGACATTTTTATAAATTAATACATATATTTTTTTATTTTTTAACGTATTTTATATGTATTTTATATGTATTTAATTTTGTTAATCTGTAAAACATACAGATTAACAATAAAATAAACTAATAATATTTATAACGAAAGAATAAATATAGTTAATTTAATAAAAAAATATTATAAAAATTATTATAATAAATAATGAGTTAAATATTTTTATTATTTTTATTATTATTAGCTAAATATGTTTTCTTTAAACTACCAAAAAAGAAAAAATTTAGAATTATTTAAAATAATGGAAAATCCATCGACACTTTTTCTCTCAAATACACAAAACTATATACCAATTTATAAAAAGTTTTTTTCTTTAAATGAAACAAATTATAATAGTATAAACCTTAATAACAAATTTTATATTTCAACAATTAAAAATAGTGTAGATAATAATGAATTAATATATGATTGTAAAGTTAAAAATATAAATAATAATAATCAATACAATAAACATATTTTTTTTAAGTTAGCACCTTTGTTAGAACCAACAAAATACTTAATAGGAAAATACAATATATTAGACAAAAACTTATTTAACTTGCCAACTATAAATTCAACAGATAAAGATTGTAATGAAAAAGTTTTAGATCCAAATAATTTTGCTTATGTTGATGGTTTATTTTTGTTTATTTCAAGTTGTTTAATACATAATCATAATTTCATAAATGGTGTTGATTTTTTTGGTTCGTTTTTAGGAATTAAAAATAATTTTAAATTTAATATTTTTGATGATTTAGATTACTTAACTAACTATGATTTTTTCAATAAAAATAAAGGAATTTTATTTAGCGTTGACGATTACGAACATCTTTTTGAATCATACGAAAATAAATTAAAACCTATAAACATAGATTATGGTAATAGTTCAAAATCAAAATTATCTGCAAAATCTATTAATGAAGATTTATTTGATGATATTTTTGAAAATGATATAGATAATAAAGATATAGATAATATTGACAATAATATTATTGACAATAATAAAATAACACATTTAAAAGATTTAAATAATGATTTAGAAGATTTAACAAATGTTAATTTATTGAAAACATTAAAAGCAGATAAAAGTTTAACGATTAAATCAAGTTCTACTTGTTCGTCAAGAACATCATATACTACTAATGATGAAAATGACGATACTGATAAAAATAATAATGACAAAAAGGATGATGATAACAATATAAATAAATGTAGTAACTGCGATGATAATGAAGAAAATGGAAATGTTAATCGTAATAACGAAACAAATAACAATAATGGTATAGATGAAAAAGAAGAAGACGAAGAAACAATATGGGAAGAGGAAGAATCGTTTGATGATGAAGAAGAATTAATAAATGCAACTATACCAAAATTCCCGGTTCATGTTATAGCAATGGAAAATTGCGATGATACGTTTGATAATTTAATTATAGAAAATGAATTAAGCGACGATGAATGGTTTTCTGCGTTGATGCAAGTTATTATGATTTTAATAACATATCAAAAAGCATTTAATTTTACACATAATGACCTACATACAAGTAACGTTATGTATAATGACACAACACAAAAATACATTTACTATCGTTACAATAACAAATACTATAAAGTTCCTACATTCGGAAGAATATTTAAAATTATCGATTTTGGCAGAAGTATATACAAATATAACAGTAAATTATTTTGTAGCGATAGTTTTCAAATAGGTGGAGATGCGTCAACGCAATATAATTTTGAACCTTATTTTAATGAACAAAAACCAAGAGTAGAACCGAATTATAGTTTTGACTTATGTCGTTTAGCTTGTTCTATTTTTGATTATTTAGTTGAAGACATTAATGACATTAAAGAGTTAAGCCAAATAAAAAATCCTGTAACAAAATTAATCGTTGAATGGTGTTTAGATGATAAAGGAATTAACATGTTATATAAAAATAACGGTGTTGATAGATATCCTGATTTTAAATTATACAAAATGATTGCAAGATGTGTTCATAATCATACGCCACAAGAGCAATTAAATCGTCCAGAATTTAGCAGATATAGTAAGTTTAAAGAAGACGTACCTAAAAACATTGTTGATATAGATAATATTCCATGTTACATATAAATTATATAAATTATATTATATAAATTATATTATATAAATTATATTATATAATGTCATCTGATTATGGTTTCATAATATTGAGACATGTCAATTCAGAAAAAACAAATAAATATTGGAATCAAAATGTCAAATTATTGAGAACATTTTATCCCGACAAAAAAATTGTTATTATTGATGATAATAGCGATAATAATTTTCTTAACCCTTTCCATGACTATAAAAATGTAACAATTATAAATTCAATCCATAAAAAAAGAGGCGAATTATTACCGTATTTTTATTATTTAAACAATAAATTTTTTGATAATGCTATAATTATACATGATAGTGTTTTTATACATAGACGAATTAATTTTAAAAAATTAATAGGATACAATGTTATTCCACTATGGCATTTTAATCCTGACCAAGAAAATATTTCAAACACATTAAGAATTTCAAATAATTTAAAAAATTCGTTTCCAATCAATCAAAAATTAATAAATAAAAATGAACTATTACAGCTAAAACATAATAAATGGTATGGCTGTTTTGGTGTTCAAAGCTTTATAAATCATAATTTTTTAAAATATTTAGAAATGAAATATGGAATAAGTCAAATGATTAATTCCGTTTCATGTAGAGCTGATAGATGTTGTTTAGAGAGAATTTTTGGTTGTTTATTTTTTACAGAGTTTAATAAAATTCATAATTTTAAATCTATTTTTGGAGACATAATGAAATACCAAAAATGGGGATATACATATGAACAATATGAAAATGACTTTAAAAATAAAAAAATTCCAAAATACGTCGTTAAGGTTTGGACAGGACGTTAAAAACCTGGATTGTCCGTAAAAACAGGCGTGATTACGTTTTCATTTGACATAACAATTGGCTGAATTTGTTTTATTATATAATAACCTAATATAACACTTATATAAACAACCAAAGCATCACGTATAAGATTTTTTAATGGTTTGTTTTCTTTTTCAATAAATCTCATTTCAATAAACTTAAACAGTAAGAAAATAAAGGATATAAATCCTGAAATTAAAAAAATATTTTCCATCTTAAAATATTAAAGAACAAACAAATTTAATATTTTACGCATAATTTAATTTATTCAAGTATTTCAATATCATCAAGTAATAAATCTGGTAATAAGTCTAATTTTGGTTCCTCAATATTATGAACGTCTAAATTATCTAAAGTAAATGATTGATCTGAAATTGTTAATTTTACGTTATCGTCATCATCATCCATTTTTCTTTGCTGATTTCGCATTTCACTAATTTCTTCTAATCTCTCTATTGTTTTCGGTGCATTAATATTTTCAACAATTCCGCTACTGGTTTTAACATAATCTATATTATTAAATTTTAATCTATCTTGTGGTTGTGGTATTTCACTTTCAGATAACGTTTGTTGTGATTTGGGTTCTTCAATTATTTGTTCTCTAATTTCTTCAACAACATCTTCTTCAACCGTTTCATCCATATAAGCTTTTAATATAGATTCAACTGGAATACTCTCTCTTACGGTATTTAAAATACACTCTTGAACAATAATTTCAAGTTCCCTATAGTTTTTTTGAACCTGTAATGGCTGTATATTTATTTCAAATAAGTAAATATTTTTATATACTTTTCTTGCTACATTTATGTATGTTTTATGAATAAAATCATCTAATTTTGGAACATTAATATTTATTTTTTTTTGTTTTTGTCCAACTCGCATAGCAGTTAAAAGTTTTAATTGTATAATATGAACACATGTAATTAATTCTTCTAAATAATTACAACCAGATTTTTCGCAAATTCTTTTTCTCTCTGTTTCAACAATAACCGGATTCCATTTTGGTATTCTTGAAATTAAATTTTGTAAAGTCATTAAATATTTATCCAATTCTCCATTGTCTTTACATAATTTTATTGATTCGTCTAAAATAGATTTAAACCCATCAATAATTAAAGGGGTTAAAATTGTAATCAATCTTGCGGACCATTCATTACGAGACTCGTGAAGAGCACTTACGTTAAAATCATCCATAATTATTATTTATAAATTAGTTTATATTTTGATTTTTTAAACTAATAATTATAATTATCATAATTTTTATTGTCTCTCATTCTGTTTCTATCTTTTTTATTTTGACTTTTCTGTTTTTGGTATTCTTTTGTTTGGTAAATTTTTTCAGGCTTATCTTCATTTATATCATCACCAGTATTATTATTGCCAGTATTATTATGAGTATTGTCAGTATTATTCTTTCTGTTACTTTGACTAGACATTTATAATAATATTATTTCTTATATTTAAGTTTATATTTATTAAATATAATCAATAAATATCTTTTATAAATATATTTTATAAAAAACTAATATTTTCTAATGGTGTAACGGAATCTAAAAATATAAAATTAAATATAAAAAACATTAACAATTTTTCATTTCTAAATTCCTTTTTAATTCTATTAAAACATAACAATAGTTCATATCTCTTATCAAAATCAAGTTTATTTTCAAGAAATTTTTGATTTTCAACTAAATTTATTACATCTAACCCACTATATCCCTTTTCATATAATTTTAAGCAAAAATCTTTAACAACTTGGATTGATGATTTTTCGTTTAAATTTTTTAAAATTTCTTTTTTAAGCCAATCTTCTCTCTGTACCTTAAAATCTGAAAAATCAAATGTTTTGTTTAAATTAAATTTATATAAATTAATTATGTTACCATTAACAATCGGTTCAGAAACATAAATTTCACAAAAACGCGATAAAATAGGTTTCATTAAATTATACTTATCTTCAGCTATTATAAAAAACCGAGTGTTATGGCTAAATAACTCTATACAACGTCTTAAAGCAGATTGCGCATCCATAGTTAAATTATCAGCGTTTAATAATATGATACTTTTAAAATTATTTCCTTTTTCAGAATTAATGTGTGTTTTCGCAAAAAATTTTAAGTCTTCTCTAATAAATTTAATTCCCTTTCCATGTGAGCAATTTACATATAATACAAAAGACTTTATTTTGTCTTTATCACTATCATAAATTTTATTTATAAATTCATTTACGATTGTTCTTTTACCGCTTCCTGATGGACCATGAAATAATATATTTGGTATCTTATGTATTTCATAAAAGTAATTTAATTTTTCTTTTATATTTTGATGTATATTTAAAGACATTATAAAATCTATTATAATTCTTGTTGTCTTTTTATATAAAAATAAAACGTATTTATTATTTTATTGTCATATTTATTATCATATTTATTGTCATAATTGTCATATTTATTATCATAATTGTCATATTTATTATCATATTTGTCATATTTATTTTACCGTTTAATATTTTTATTTTTAATCTGAATACATAATTAAATAATTGCATAATGACTCATAATAAAGATCATAAGATAAATTCGGTAATAACATATTTTTGTCCATTGTAACAGAACAGCCTCCTGAATTTAATGCTGAAACATCAAAATCAGTTATCCCGTAACTTAAAGAAATATGGATAATTTCTTCAACCTTTTTTTTCATTCCAGGTTTTACGTGTAAATGTAATGAGTATAACGAATCATTAAACTTATTATTATGTATGTTTCTAATTCTTAGTTTTTCCAATAAATCAATGTAATCATCAGGATCTAATGTTCCACAAGTATCGGATAAACAAATTTTATTTGGTCCTAAGTCAGAAATTTTATTTATTTGTTCTATTACTTTATCGTTTGCAATTTTACCTTCAATTGGACATTCATTTATACACGAAATATAAATCTTTATATTGTATAATTTTGAATAATCGTTTTTCGCAATATACATCATATTTTTTAGCTGTTCATAGTTTTCGTTTAATGTCATTTTTGTATTTTTTAATTGAAAACTATTTGATGTAGATGATATAAATGAAAAATTTTCAGCATCAATATTAATCGCTTCAATAATTTTTTCTTCATTTGGTACTAGTGTATAATGATTTAAGTCTAATTTATTATGTTTATTATTTTCAGCATAACTTAATAGTTGCGGTGTATCATTGAATATAGGAAAAAGACTTTTACTAACAAATGAACCGATTTCTATATTTTTCGGATTATGATAGTTTACAATTGTTTTATAAATGTCAATCTTTTTCTTAGTAGTAAATAATTTTTGTTCATAATTAGTTAATGATTGTAACCCGTCACGCAAAGACACATCAAAAGGTCTAGGTGATCCAAGCTTAATGTATGTTTCAAGATATTTTTTGTTTGCTAAACAAAAATTAATAAATGTATTAGCGCATCTTGGATAGTGACTCATTATTTAATAGTTTATAATAAGTCAATCTATAATTTTAAGTTGATTTGTTATATTATTTATACACTACTGGTTAAAGAATGTGTATAGGGGTTATTTTTGAATGCTGTTAGAATGTCAGGATTTATTCTTTCGCATCCAGCGCATTCATTATAGTATTGAGGTGCTCTAATTGCTCCATAAGTTTGAACAGATGGAGGCATTTGCGTTAAGTTTGAATAAGCCGGGTTCATACGTCCATCAAATCTATCGCAATCTTGCTTACATGTAGTTATATTCATTTGTTGGTTAAATATTTGCATTCCACCTTGATTTGGTCTATTATTTATTGTTGCTGACTTAATGTCATTATTATGTTGTCTGTAAGCTGATTCATAACTCATGTCACCATAAGCGGTAGCGTATCCACCGGCAGATGAAAAATACTCTGCGCTTGTAGTGTCTCTCTGAGTTAAATCAGGAGCACTATAATTATTAACATAAATACTTTCTTTTTGATTGTTAATGTTAAATTCGGGTGAATATAAAGTTGTTTCTTTAACTGTTGTTGGTGTAGTATCGTTAGGATTATAAACGTAACTTTTGGGCACGGCAGTTCCAGCTTCTCCGTAAATACGGACGTTTTGTGTAGCTTCTTCTTTACGTGTTGGCTTAAGTATATCCATAATTGGTGCGATTACAGCACCAATAGCACCACTAAAACCGCTACGTATTGTTTCCGGTTGAACTGTTGTTGAGCGATTATTTTCATAATTAGTGTGACTTCTTAAAAAATTATCTTTATCATTATGAGGACCATGTCCAACTGCGACAGAATGATTGACACCGCCACTAATAACCTCATTGCGCTTCGATTGTTCGTAATTTTCTGGCGCGTAACCAGCTTTAACGTCAGAAGGACCAGCAGGGCCAGTATAATCGGTTACAATATCATTTCTACGAACTATTCCCATTTCTTGAATAGGTCTTAATGTTTCTCCTTTTGATGAACCTGTAGTAGTTAACCATCTGTCTTGTGAATTTATAAAAAATGTGTCAGGACGCTGTTTTTCAACACGACCAAGCATTTGTGTTGTTGCAGCATTCTTAATAATTGAATCAGCAGGACCTTCATGCCCTTCTAAGCTATAAACTAATTTTGGATTAGTTGCTACTCTCATTTGGTCTACTGTGTAAGGCATCCATTTATCACGTGCTTCCATACCGGAGTTATAACCGCCAGAACCACTTAATCCGTAACCCTTATCTAAACCGGGACCTACAAAAACAGTGTCAAATGGTTTTACATTATTATTTTTCATAGCAGGATTAACACGCGATTGATAAAAATCACTTTGATTTGGCATTCCATAAGTCCAATTCATATTTTCTTCCGGTTTGAACAAAGGTGCTTGTTCTATTTTTTTAATTACTTGCGAACCGGAACCAATCATATTATCTAAAATTGTTTCGGCTGTGTTTTCGTTATAAGTATATCCTTTAACTTTACCTCCGTTAAAAGGAACCATATTATTGTGGTTAAATTGGTCTGATTTTAAATAGTTGCCAGATAGAGAGAAAATATCCTGTATACCGGATCCAACAGATTGGTTGTTTCTTATTTGTTCTTGATATAAGCTTTGGTTAAAATATTTATCTGTTGCTTGATTTGGGTTTGGATAGTTTTGAACTGTGTCAGTAATTTCATTTAAATTTGAAACAGGATAGTTTTGGGGTGGAATATTTGTATTCGGTAAATAATTTCCGTGTTGTTCATTTGTATTTGTAGCTAAATTACTTCTAATTCCCATATTTGAAAAATTTTCTTTTTTAAAGGGCATCTTATTACAATTTTGTGTTTTTTGATTTGATATCACATACATACCTCCTAATGCTATTAAAGGAATCGCTAACTCCATATTATATATTATATAATAAAATATATATAATATATAATCCATTAAATTTATTATTTAATAAATTTTTTTTATAAATTTTTTAATTATTAAATTTTTTTAATTATTATTTTTTTAATTAGTAATAATAATTATTTGCGTCTATGGCTTTTTCTGTTTTTACGTGATTTATTGCGTCTAGTGTGTGATTTACGGCGTCTGTTAGTTTTACGGCGTCTTCCTCCACTTAACATCGTCATGTCATCATTATAACTATTTATTTCTTTTAAAGACTTTCTTCCGTTAATTTTTACAATTTCGTATAATTTTTCTCCTTCTTGATTATCAGGCATGTAAAGAATTTTTGTACCTGTAGGGTTATTTTTTTTCGCTTTTTTAAGTTCTTCTAAGTTAATGACGATAAAATCATATTTATCCATTTTTTCCATTTATATAATAATAACTATATAATAATAACTATATAATATTTTTTATTAAATTCCAGTTTATTTACCAATTTAATT